GGAGCTTATGCTAATCGAAATCCTGGAACATCAGTAAACACAAATCAAGGTAGAGGAGTTTATGTCGGATACTCGGCAGGTGCAGGTAGTAATTTGTCTGCTTTTCAATCCGCAAACAGATCAGATTATCATGTAGTTGTTGGTGCTGAGGCAATGATGGATGGAGCAGGAGGTAGACAAGGGCAAATTGCAATAGGATTTCAGGCAAGTATTGGAGATTTATCAACAAATATTGACACTTACAATACATCAACTAATGGTATTGCTATTGGTTATCAAGCAGAGGGTGCGGCAGCAGTTTATGCAAACATAACAAGATCAGGTGTTGGAAATATAGCGATAGGGTATAATGCCGCAGGAATTACTGGTTCTGTAATACAAGGAGGTACAATAGCAATAGGAACATCAGCAATAGCACAAGGACAGAACTCTATAGCTATCGGTAAAAATTCAGATGCATCTTCAGGATCAGGTGTTGACAACGCAATAGCAATAGGTTTTGGAGCTCAAGCAACATTTGCAAATTCTGTAGCAATAGGAACAAGTGCGGCAACCGCAGGAGCAAACACAATATCTTTTGGATCAAATACACAAAACTTAGGAGTTGTTGCATCATCAGTTGCAACAGCATCAACACACAAATGGCCAGTAAGAATTAATGGCGTAGACTATAATATATTATTAGCAATCTAATTAAATTAAATGAGAGTAGAATTAAATGAAGAATCTATTAAACATATAAATCGACTATTACAATCACTTCCAATAAGTACACTACATATTGTTGAAGAAATCACAAAGGAGATTAATAAAGGTTTAGTAGAAGAAAAAAAATAAAATAAAATGGATATTAGAAAAATTTCAGTTGGTTCTGATTATAAATCAGGATCTATGCATTATATAGTAAATCAACCCGTTTTAGGTGGAGATTATAAAATACACTTAATACAAGCTAACGAAGAGACACAATCCTACAAACTTTGGGTTATTAAAGATCAAGAAGTTTTAATATGGAAAGAGTTTTTGTATACGCTTCCAATAACTTTAGAATACAACATAAACTTTTAATGAGGTCGGTTCACTCGTTTATTGTAGAGCCTGTAAACAACAGGAGATATGATAATATAAAAGAATTTGGTGACACACAGTTTATAACTAGCGTATCTGAAGAAGACCATAAAGCATCAAATCGATTTGGAATAGTAAAAGAACTGCCTTTAAATTATAAGGGTGAAGTGCAAAAAGGTGATACTCTTTTAGTTCATCATAATGTATTTAAGTTTTATAATGATATGTATGGTAGACGTAAAAGCGGTAGAAGTTTTTTTAAAGACAACTTATTTTTTGTAGAGCACGATCAGTTTTTTTTATTTAAAAATAAAGATGGATGGAAGTCTCATGGCAAGTATTGTTTTATAAAACCTTTATTATCAAAAAAAGCATTTTTAGAAAAAGGTGCTAAATATGAAAGATTACAAGGAACTATAAAATATATCAACGAAGAATTAATATCTTTAGGTTTTTCAGTTGGAGATGTTGTTATATACCAACCTGAAAGCGAATATGAATTTACTGTAGATGGTGAATTGCTTTATCGAATGTTTACTAATAATTTAACAACTATACTAAATGAATAAAGAATTAAAGTTACAAATAATAGAAGCTGGAGAAAAAGCCGTAAAACAATTAATTAAGGTGGCTAAAGAAGATATTATTAAGTTTGATGCCGAGGATGAATTAGCCGCTGATAGATTAAAAAATGCAGCTGCCACTAAAAAACTTTGTATCATGGATGCATTTGAAATAGTGAAAAAAATAGAAGAAGAAAGAAACTTACTTGAAGGAATAACAACAGAAACAAAAAACACAACACCTAAAGGATTTGCAGAATCAAGGTCAAAATAGTATTTACAGGGTATTAAAAAATTACATACCTAAAAATGTTATTGCTAATAAAAACAGAGCAAAAACATGGCTGTATGGATATAATGAAAAATACGATGTAATTATTATTTCTAAAGATGGAACTCTTGGTGAGGTTTATGAAGTTAGTAATATTAAAATAGGACTACCAAAGGCTCCTGTAAAATTTATTAATGATAAAGAAAAAAAAGAAGATCAAACTTGGGAGGTAACTCTAATACCTAAGATATTAAAAAGAATACAAACTATTTTTCAATGGCACGAAGCACCACCACACTTTAAATCAGAGTGGGTTGATTATATAGAAAGCGAATTTGATAAAAGAGAGCAAGGGCATTGGTTTAAAAATAACGGAATACCTACTTATATTACAGGAACGCATTATATGTATTTACAGTGGACTAAGATTGATGTTGGTAATCCAGACTTTAGAGAAGCAAACAGGATTTTTTATTTATTCTGGGAAGCCTGTAAGGCAGACAAAAGAAGTTTTGGAATGTGTTATTTAAAAATAAGACGGTCAGGATTTTCATTTATGAGTTCTTCTGAAGGAGTTAATCAAGCAACAATAACAAGAGATGCTCGTATTGGTATACTATCTAAAACAGGAGCCGATGCTAAAAAAATGTTTACTGATAAAGTGGTTCCAATATCGAACAACTATCCGTTCTTTTTTAAACCCATACAAGATGGTATGGACAAACCTAAAACAGAATTAGCTTATAGAGTTCCTGCGTCTAAGATAACTAAAAAAAATATGTATGACGTTGGTATTGAGGAACTTGACGGATTAGATACAACAATAGATTGGAAGAATACATCAGACAACTCTTATGATGGTGAAAAATTACAATACTTATTACATGATGAAAGCGGAAAGTGGGAAAGGCCTGAAAATATCTTAAACAACTGGAGAGTAACAAAGACTTGCTTAAGACTGGGTAGTAAAGTTATCGGAAAATGTATGATGGGATCAACATCAAACGCATTAGATAAGGGTGGTGAAAACTTTAAAAAATTATTTGAAGATTCTGATGGTGGTAAAAGAAATCAGAACGGACAAACTAAGTCAGGATTATATAATTTATTTATTCCAATGGAGTGGAATTTTGAAGGGTATATAGATAAGTATGGAATGCCTGTTTTACATTCGCCTGACAAACCTGTTGTTGGTATTGACGGAGAAGACATTACAACTGGTGCTATAAATTATTGGGAGAACGAGGTATCATCTTTAGCAAATGATCCTGATGCATTAAATGAATTTTACAGACAATTTCCACGAACTGAATCTCATGCCTTTAGAGATGAGTCTAAACAATCACTGTTTAATTTAACAAAAATTTACCAACAAATTGATTATAATGATTCATTAATGTTAGGTCAACATATTACTCGAGGATCTTTTTCTTGGCAAGACGGTGTAAAGGATACTAAGGTAATTTTTAGCCCAAACAAAAGTGGTAGATTTTTAGTATCTTGGACTCCAGGAGTCGGTTTACAAAATAGAGTAATTGTTCGTAATGGTATTAAGTATCCAGCCAACGAGCACCTAGGATCTTTTGGTTGTGACTCTTATGATATTTCTGGAGTAGTTGTTGGTAAAGGTTCTAATGGAGCTTTACATGGTTTAACAAAGTTTAATATGGATGACGCTCCTTCTAATACATTTTTTTTAGAATACATAGCCAGACCACAAACGGCTGAAATATTTTTTGAAGAAGTTTTAATGGCTTGTGTTTTTTATGGAATGCCTATATTGTGTGAGAACAACAAACCAAGATTATTGTATCATTTTAAAAACAGAGGATATAGAGGTTATAGTATGAATAGACCAGATAAAAGATTTAATAAATTATCAAAAACAGAAAGAGAGTTAGGAGGTATACCTAACACTTCAGAAGACGTAAAACAATCTCATGCGGCTGCAATTGAATCTTATATAGAAAAGTATATAGGTTTTGATTTTGAAGGCCATTACAGAGATTCTGAAACTATAGGAGATATGCCATTTCAAAAAACTTTAATAGACTGGGCAAAGTTTGATATTAGTAAAAGAACAAAGTTTGATGCTGCTATTAGTTCTGGTTTAGCTATCATGGCTAATCAGAAGCACTTATACACACCATCTAAACAAAAATCAAAAATAAGTATTAACTTTGCACGATATAACAACAAGAATTCCTTGAGTCAAATAATAAGATAATGGATAACGTAACTATTGACATAAAATCAGCATCATTTCCCGATCAATTTGCGCCTGATTCAGAAAAAAAAACTAAAGAGTTTGGGTTACAAGTAGGGCAGGCTATTCAATACGAGTGGTTTAGAAAAGAAGGGGTTAATCAATGTAGGTTTTACAGTCAGTGGTTAGAGTTTAATAGATTAAGATTATATGCTAGAGGAGAGCAGTCAATTGCTAAATATAAAAACGAATTAGCTGTAGATGGAGACTTATCATATTTAAATCTTGACTGGACGCCAGTACCTATTATCCCTAAGTTTGTAGATATCGTTGTAAACGGTATGAGTGATAGATTATTCACAATAAAGACATATGCACAAGATGCAATGTCATCAGAAAAAAGAGGTAAGTTTCAGCAAATGGTTGAAACAAATGTTATAGCAAAACCTTTATTTAAACAAATAGAACAAGATTTTGGAATGGATGTGTTTCAGGTTAATCCTGACGAGCTGCCAGAAAGTGATTTAGAGATGGAGCTTTATATGCAAATGAATTACAAGCCAGCTGTAGAGATGGCAAATGAAATTGCTATTAACACAATGTTAGAAGAAAATCATTATGACCAGACTCGTAAAAGATGTGACATGGACTTAATGACTTTAGGTGTGTCTATGGTAAAGCATGAGTTTCAGTTAGGGGATGGAATTAAAGTAAAATATGTAGACCCAGCAAATGTTGTTTATAGTTATACTGAAGACCCATACTTTAAAGATTGTTTTTATTGGGGAGAGGTTAAGACAATACCTATAACAGAAGTTTTAAAAATAAATCCTGATTTAACTCAGGAGGATATGAAAGAGATTTCTAAGTATAGCCAATCATGGTATGACTATTACAATGTAGCTCAGATGTACGAAAACAGTATGTTTTATAGAGACACTTGTACTCTTTTATACTTTAATTACAAATCAACAGAAAGTTTTGTTTATAAAAAGAAACAAACTTCGGAAGGTAATTATACTACGGTTCCTAAAGATGATCAGTTTAATCCACCAGAAGAAATGATGGAGGAAGGTAAATTTGAAAGAGTAGAAAAAAGAATTGATGTATGGTATGAGGGTGTTATGGTTATGGGAACAAATATTATACTTAAATGGGAGATGGCTAAAAATATGGTTAGACCGCAATCTGCAAGTCAATATGCAATGCCTAATTATGTAGCAACAGCACCAAGAATGTACAAGGGAAACATAGAGTCATTAGTCAGACGGATGATACCTTTTGCTGACTTAATACAATTAACTCATTTAAAACTACAACAGGTAATTTCTAAGGTTGTGCCAGATGGTGTGTTTATAGATGCAGATGGAATGAATGAAGTAGATTTGGGAACTGGAAATGCATATGATCCATCTGATGCTTTAAGATTATATTTTCAAACTGGTAGCGTTGTTGGTAGAAGTTATACTCAAGATGGAGACTTTAATCAAGCAAGAGTGCCTATTACACAGTTAACCTCATCTAGTGGTTCTCAAAAAATGCAAATGTTAATAGGTAATTATAATCATTATTTAGATATGATTAGACAGGTTACTGGATTAAATGAAGCAAGAGATGGCTCTACGCCTGACGCTTACTCATTAGTAGGTGTGCAAAAATTAGCTGCACTAAATTCTAACACTGCAACAAGACATATTTTAGAAGGTAGTTTATTTCTAACACAGACACTTGCTGAAGCATTATCAATAAGAACAGCTGATGTATTAGAGTATTCTGATTTTGCTGATGAGTTTGCAATGCAAATAGGTAAATATAATTTGGGATTATTAGAAGATATTAAAAACTTATACCTATATGACTTTGGTATATTTATTGAAATGTCACCAGATGCAGAACAAAAAGCAATGTTAGAGCAAAACATTCAAATGGCTTTATCTAAAGGTGGAATAGACCTTGAGGACGCTATTGATATTAGAGAAATTAAAAATATCAAAATGGCTAATCAGTTATTAAAAGTAAAGCGTAAGCAAAAACAACAACAAGAACAACAGCAAAAAGCTACTGAAATGCAGATGCAACAACAAAATAATATGCAATCTCAACAAGCTGCTGCTCAAATTCAAATGCAAAAAATTCAAATGGAAACTCAATCTAAAATGCAGGTTAAGCAAGCAGAGATTGGTTTTGAAATAGAAAAACTTAAAAACGAGGCTGCATTAAAAGAACAATTAATGTTAACTGAATTCCAATTCCAAATGCAATTAAAAGGAAGAGAGGAACAGGCAATAAACAATAGAGAACAAAATAGAGAGAAGGCTAAAGATAAAAGAATTACTCAACAGTCTACTCAGCAGTCACAAATGATTACTCAGAGAAAAAACAATTTACCTCCTATAACTTTTGAGTCTAATGAAGATAGTTTAGATGGTTTTGATATGGCTGAGTTTGATCCAAGATAACCTTAAAAAAGGTGTCTTATAATTATTAACTTTGTATAAATTAAATTAAATAAAATGGAAATTAAAGTAAAAGAAGTTACAAAAGAAGAAAAGTCAACACAACAAATTGAAAAAGAACTTTTAGAAAAGCATGAAGAAAAGTATGAAGATGTTGAAAGAGTTGAGAAACAGAAAAAATAAATGTTCCTGTAAATCAGGAAACGCCAGCAACTGAAGAAAAAGTTGTTGAACCAGAAACAACTCCATCGTCAGAGTTAAATGACGAAGACGTTCTTAAATATATTAAAAACAGGTATGATAAAGAGATATCATCTGTTGATGAATTGTTTGCACAAAAAGATGCAAACATAGAATTACCAGAAGATGTTTCTGCATATATGGAGTATAAAAAAGAAACAGGGCGTGGTATTGAAGACTTTTATAAATTACAAAAAGACTTTGGTACTATGGACTCTGATCAACTATTAGCTGAATATTATAATGCAACTGAAGAAGGTTTAGATGCTGTTGATATTCAAGATTTAATTGATGATAACTTTGGTTATGATGAAGAGATAGACGAACCAAAAACTATTAAGAAATTAAATTTAGCTAAAAAAAGAGAACTTGCGAAAGCAAAAAAATATTTCAATGAACAGAAAGATAAATATAAAATTCCTCTTGAGTCAAGCGGGAGTGGATTATCTGACACAGACAAGGAAAGTTTAAATGCTTATAAAAGTTACATCGAGGAATCTAATACTGCAAAAGAGGCTAATGCAAAAAGATACAATTATTTTCTCAAGAAAACCGATGAGGTTTTCAGCAATGAGTTCAAAGGTTTTGAGTTCAATGTAGGGGAAAAGAATTTTACTTTTAAGCCTGGAGATTCAGCTGAATTAAAAAACAAGCAATCTGATGTCAATACATTTTTAAATAAATTTATGGACAAAGATGGTTTGATGATAGATGCAGCTGGTTACCATAAAGCAATATCTATGGCAATGAATCCAGAAAAGTATGCAAAGTTTTTTTACGACCAAGGTGTTTCTGATACTGTAGACAATGTTTCAAGAAAATCAAAAAACATTAATATGGATATTAGACAAGCACAACAAAGCGTAACAAAAGATGGCAGAACCATACGAGCAGTAAAATCTAATGATAGTGGAAGAGGACTCAAAATTAGAAGTATAAAACGAGTATAAATTTTAAAAACAATTAATTATGTCAGTACAAGCAGTCCCTGGCTTTGACTTGCAGCCAAGTGCTCAGCAAGTAGCCACAAGAACAAACTACATAACAAACTTTGACTTTCTAAGTCAGTATCTACCAGATACTTATGAGAAAGAATTTGAGCGTTATGGAA